CAAAATAATCATATGATGAACCTCTACTACGTCACTATCACAATAATTGCTATGACTCCATATCAAATCGCTGATGGTGCTGTTGAAAATGCATCATTGAATCTCTATTTCAAATTTGGAGAAGATCTTAAATTCTTCGGACAACGCCAAACTGTCAATGAACCCCCTGTGTTCACCCCCTTCTCAAGAACAGTATATGATGCAGTTCCAGCCATGTTGAAAGTCAAAGCTGCTAAGGTAGCTAAGTCTTTCGGACGTGATCTCATTGGATCTGCTAATCGTATTGTTTCGAACACTCTCTCATCTGCGACAAAGCGAATTAATTCTAAAATCGAAAGTGGAATCTCTCAAGGTCTATCCAGCTTAACTGGAAATCGCGATAAGCCAACAAATTTTGAAAATGAGGCTCTCCATCAGAGAGCTACCACCAACATTGCAAGTGGAAGTGGTGGCTATTCTGCTGACTCTCTTCGCCTCATTCAAACTGGCAATACTCCTCACCCTGAATTTCTTTTTGGAGTAGAAAAATATTCGTCGATTGACCAAATCATGCACACTGAAGGTTTTATCAACTCATTTGAAACGTCTATCACAACACCAGCTGGTACTCAACTGGCCAGATTTCTCATTCAACCTGCAATTGCTAGTCAAATGCAGGAAGGATTTCTTTATCCGAATAGAGATTTCTTCAACTGGACGCCTGTGGACCATATGTCATCTTGGTTCATGAATTATCAAATGAAACTTCACTATCGCTTTGTCATCGTCGCTGATGGTTTCAAGACTTTCAGATTTAGAGTGGTTTATGTCCCCAATTCAAGAGACATTACCTACGAAGAATCCGATTCTTGTTACTTCATGACGTTTGACGTTGGCCCTGATCTGAACACTCAAAGTGGGTTCGACTTCATCGTCCCATATATTCATAATTAACTCAACTACAATTCTCGTACTGTTGATGGATCTGCTGTAATCTCTGGCTCTCTCGTTGTTTTTCTTGAAACAACTGTCAATGCTCCTGCTGGCATGAGTTCAACTTTTGACACTCTTGTCTATAAACGTGCTGCTCTCGGCGATGCAATTTTTAGTGTTCCTAGAGATGGAACATCAGTGCTCGCTTATAATGATGAAGATCTCCCGTTACCGGAAATACCTGATCCATCTCCTCCACCTATTATCCCTCCGGAGGACTGGATTAATTTCAATCTCACAATCTCAATCTCTGGTCTAGTCGTTACTGTATCTGACTGGGCCGCAACTGCAACAATCTCAACACCATTCACTGTTCCTATCACTCGTCTTGTTGGGCGAGATCGAACAGCTGCTTTCACCATTGCGGGTGATGTCCGTTTTAGGGACAATGATGACACTCGTTTCGTTGATGGCATCTACTCATTGGTTGGAACTTGGAATCCTTCTGTTCTCAGTGTTCGAGACCCTCGCTTCTTGCAGTTTGATCGTTTTGATGCCGCTGCATTACGTGATGAAGAAACCCGTACATACCAATTACAGTATACTGGAACTGTTCTTCCTATTCCTACCCTTGCGGAGGAAGAAAAAGAACCAATTCGGGATGCTGTTCCTGCTATGGACGCCCGTGAAAGCCAAGATGTTTTCACTGATCTCACAACACCAATCTCAACTGTCAACGAAAGCATTCATGGTGAAAACCATATGGATCTCTTAACAAATTTACGTCGCTTCACATATCATCATGAGGCGACGATTGAAACATCAGCTGCGAATGAAATAAACAAGATCTGGACAGTTCCCGTCAGTTTTGGCGGAGCTATCAATCGCGGTGATATGAATGTGGTGCAGCGAGCTGACAAAATGACTCATTTACATGATGCAATGCGTTTCTCTCGTGGCTCCATTCGTTACATGATCGTCGTTGAAGGCTCAACTGAAGGAACACTTTTTGTTCGTCATGTTCCTCAAGTGCGTTCATTGCCAATCGATCGCGCATCTCAAAAAACTATTGGTCCTTATGACCGTAGTGGTTATGGTGAAACAGTAATCTCTCTAAGGCAAAACAATGTTCATCAAGTGGAATTTCCACTTTATTTGCCTAATGCAGCCGTTCTCAATGCATCGTATCTCTCATCTGAATATCTCACACAACTATCTCAAAGTCTGGGCACTGTTGAATTTTATTGGTTTGGTCCAGCTTCAACACTCAGATTTGTCATCTACAGAGCTGCAGGTGATGACATGCAAATGTACATGTTCAATGGCTTCCCCATTCGTCAATCTCGTGATCGAGGACCAGCAGTGAATTTTTACACTCCTGCAACGGTTCGCGATGCCCATCCGGCAATGTTCAAAGGTCCTTTGACCCATGAACTATCAGCTCCAGATCGAGCTCTTGTGCAACAAGCAATCTCTCAATTCGAAAAAATGAACTCCAGTGTGTCGGATTTTACTAGTCATGTGACCGATAATAAGCTCGCAGGGAGACTTTGGTCTACCCTGGGAATCCAGATCGGTCATCTCATTGTCAATCCTACACTCACAACGTTCATTTTAAGTGGATCTCAAATTTTAGTTAATCTCGGTCTCTTCAAGACATCAGTCATTGATAGCCTTCACTCAGTTTTAACGAAGGCTTGGGGAATTATCTCAGCCCCTTTCAGAACAACACCTGCTATGGATAACAATCCGTTTGCAGAGCTTTGTGGCATGATTACCACGGCAATCTGTTCTTTCTATCATGTGAAAGAT